TACAAGAAGAAATGTACTTGTTTAATAATAAAAATAAGACTAATGAGGAATTAGCAATTGAATTGAATAGAACAGTAAATGCTATAAAAAGAAAAAAAGAAAGATTAAATATTAAAGAAAGGAACTTTGGATTAATTGCTTAAATTTTAGCAGAGATTACAAAAATAAACATGTTAAGGAGGGTTAAAATGACAGAAGAAAGAAAAGAAGAAATTGCAAGGGTATGCCTAGACTGGATATTAGATTATTGCATAAGTACAAGCTATGTAAATAGAGAAGAAATGCTTGAATCATTAGATATTTCAAATGACGAAGCTAAGGAATTAAATTGTTTTTATGCAATAGAAGATGATGAATAGAGCAATTAAAATTAATCTTTTAATGAATAATTTGAAATTACTGCGAACTAAATGATCTTTGAAAATTGAATAATACGGTATTAAAAAATGTGCTATAATTTATTTATAATAATATTAAATTTGATTTATATAAATTAGATTTTAGGTGGTGAATATAGTGAATATTAGAGAAGCAAATGCTGAAGATATGGAACCAATTGCAAGTTTATATGTTATGAATTGGAAAAAAACATATGTAGGTTTGTTACCAGATAACTTTTTGAATGGATTGACTGTTAATGAAGGAATAAAGAAATGGCAAGAATATTTTAATAAAGAAAAACATAGGATCTTTGTTGCGTATGAAAATGAAAAAATTTTAGGTTTTTCTGCATGTAAGGAAGATGAAGAGTTAAAGAATTGCTTATATTTAGATTCACTGCATGTTTCTGAAACTTCAAGGGGAAAAGGTGTTGGAACAAAACTTATCAATACAGTAGGAAGCTATGCTTATATTAAAGGTTATGAACATATGAGTATTTGTATTGTAAAAGGAAATGATAAGGCAAAGAGAATTTATGAAAAAATGGGTGCAAAACATTACAAAGATTTTATAGACTACTTTGGAGATACAGAATCCAATTCAGAAAAACTCATTTGGAATAATTTAAATTATTTTAAATAAATTCTAGGTATTTTATTATAAAATTTAATATATTAAGAAAATAAAATTAATGAAAATACCGTATTATTAAATAAAAAATATGCGGTAT